AACTATCTATGTCCCATGCTCTGTAATCCGTATGTCTTTCATTAGCCATTTATAAATTCTCCTATTTATTAAAAGTTACGATAGCTAAAAAGCTACCCATTACGGCAGTTGTATGTACAACCAATATTCCTAGCGCTGCAAGAATACTTTTTGCTCCGTACATTTTGCTACGCCATTGAGAGATATCATCGACTTCGGTTTCTACCTTTTCTAAGTTTTTAGATAGGTTTTCATTGAGGGCGTTCTGACTTGAAATATAAGAATCTAATCGTTCCATATAAACTGCTAAATTCACTTGTGTGTCCTTGTCGGGCACTTATCAGTCCTCACAAAATGTTGTTTATAAATTAGCAGGGGGACCGAAGTCCCCCCACAAGTATCATCACTAAACTTTATGAGTTTAGGTCAGCTATTTTTGATTGTACAAAAATGTTGTTACATCGCATCTCAGCCATAGTGTAGAGTAATCCTCTAACAACTAGAGCATTTGCTGCGAAGTAATCTCTGTTCTCTACGTACTGTGTAGGTTGAGCAACAGCGATTTCTAGGTAGTCAGTATCCAAAACGTAAACGTTTGAACCAAGAACTGCATCAGCTGATGATACAGACTTAGGTGTGTCAGCGTCTGGGATAATTGGAATACCTTGGTAAGTAGCCAATACTAGTCCAGTTCTTGTACCGGGGAAAGTTCTTTCAGAACCTACACCAACTTGGTACTCTTCCTGTCCTAAGTATCTTTGGTTACTGTTAAGCAATCTTTCTAAGTTGAAGTATTGGTCGTGTCCCAAAAGGATTAGTTTTGGTTCTCCACCATTTTCTCTGATTTTTTGGATTGCTGTGTCTAGTAAGTTTAGACTTAGAGCTCTTCCTGTTCCTGAGTTATAAGAAACAGAAGCACCTGCGTTCCAGTTTCCTGAACTTCTATCATTTAGAGTTAGGTCATAAGCTCTTGTTCTAGCTTCTCCACCACCAACAGCGGCTCCATCTTCTGAAATAATATCATCAATAGATGTTAAACCTGCTCTGTTGTAAATGTAAGCTACGTCACCGTCAGCGAATGTAGTTCCTGAAGCAACTGTAATTGCACCAGATGAAGTGTTCACTGCAGAAATAACGGAACCAGAAGTTCTGTCATGTCCTGTAGCAGAAACGTCATATTGAGCTACTGCGTCACCAATCTTGAAGTTCTTAGCAATTGCTGCTGGAACTGTGAATGAAGTTGCAGAACCTGCTGATGTCAAGTAAGCTGAACCAGCTAGAAGTTCTTCGTTCATTTCTTTGATGTGGTCTAACTGAGCATTTTCGTTTTCCAACGCAAGAACATCACCAACACCACCTTCTAGTTGAGCAGTGAATACTGACTTCACTGAAGCACCGAATGTGGTTGAAACTATTCTAGGTAAACTAGAAATTGTTTCTATGTTGGAAACGTCAACTGTTGGCAAACTTCCAGTTTCAGTTACTGGTCTTGAACGGCTAGAACCTCTGTCAGTTCTTACCCTCCAACCAGCTGTGTTACCCCAAACTACTCTTGGGATAGCGTTGAAGAATCTAGTTTGGTTGTTTAGTGCTTGCCAAACTTTTCTTCCGTATGTTGTGTTGAATATACCTGTAGCAGTATCTACTGTAAAGTATGTTTGTTTCTGAAGGTATTCTGGACCGAATACAGACTGATACAGACCTCTTTGAGACTGTGCAAGATATTCACTTAAACTTGGGTTAGCCATGTTTATAATCTCCTATAGTTTGTTTTAATTATCCTAATAGTTCCCTAGGAACACCATCGGTGTTTCCAGTTTCTATTTGGTGTTGCATTCTTCTGAGTTCTGAGTAAGAAAGTTCAGCTAATTGAGCTGGGGTGTCAGCCACAGCAGATTTTTGTATAGGTGTAGAATCATCTACGCCTAGACTATTTACTGTTTTTGGAGCCTGTAATCCAGTCTCTTCTCTGAATCCCATCTTTCTTAATCTTGCCTCAGATTCATTTTGAACTGCTTTTTGCATACTAGCCTCTGAATCAGCAAGTTGCTTTTTCAAAGATTCTATTTGCTTTTGCATTTTCTCCATGTCATCATCGTCATCGTCATCCATTCCCTTCTCTTCTACAGGTTCGTCAGATGCATCGTCATCATCGTCCTCTTTGTACATTCCCTTCTCTTTCTCATCTTCATCATGACCATTGTGACCTTTTTCCATGTCATCATCGTCATCATCGCCCATGTCAGCGGCTTGTATTGTGTTTTGCTGGTCTTCTATTTTAGAAGAAATCGCAGCAGCTGATTCAGAATCATCAGCATTTTGTGGGGTACCCCCTGATGGTTTTGCCTTTCTCTCGTCTCCACTAACGTCAGCTCCAGCATAACTGTCACCTTCACCAGCTTTCAACATAGCAACAACTTCAGTGGCAACTGATTTAACGAGTTCTGATTGGGCTTTCGCCATTTCTTTTTCGTTTTCCTCAGCTTCTGCCTCTTCCTCTTCCTTAGCCAATCTAATGTCCATTTTTTGTAGGACTTCGGCTACAGCAGCAAGAGCAAGGTTAGTTCCCTCCATTTGCTTCTCAAGTCTTTCTGAGATATCTGCCATAGTATTAAACCTCCTATGTTTATTGTTTTTTATTCCATTTAACATAAAAGGTTGGTCTTAGCCATCCGACCTTTTTAGAATGAAAATATAACGTTATATTTAAACGTTATTACATTATACTACGAAAAACTGAAAATCCTACTAAAACTAACTACTATTATAATATAAAAGTAATTATTCGTCAGTAGGTAATCCTTTTGAGTCTAATTGAATCATTTCGTTACGAAAATCATATAGAGGAACTTGTAAAAGTTTTTTGAGTTTATCACATTGATTCCCTTCTGGGAGGGATGCTTCTACTAAATCTAATACTTTCCCAACCATTTTAGAATGTCGGGCTATAATATATTCTTGTGTGGGTGTTATTTTACTTACATCTACCATTTTATTCTCCTAGCTAAACTGGAACTTGTTTTCTAATCCTATGCCTAATTTTTTTAGAAAGTTTCTCTCTTTCTTGGTTAGCGAGCTAACATATTCATCCCAAGCTTTCTGCAACCATGGGTTTCCTTCTCGTGGAGTATCTACAGTGTACCATCCCCTAGAAGCCCCACTCCATTGTACAACTCGTTTATTACCAAAATTTCTCCCGTTAGGATATGATACAGGTCTAGATGACTGCCCTTTATAGGCTCCCGTTTTAATTGGAGAACTATAAGTTCTATTATGGTCTCTAGGTTGTTGGACATACTCCGGCAATGGTCCATCATCCCCATCATGTACTTGTTTAGCATAAGGAGCTGAATAAGAAATTTTAAATCCTTTTGAATCAAATGAAATTGACCCAGATTTTTTTAAATTACCTGATTCTCCTTCTGGAACTAATTTCTGTGCTTTGTCAAAAACAGCATTACCTATAAGTTTGATGGTTAAAGCACTAAGTTCTTTTGCTCGTGCAGTACGATTTTTTGGCATAATATATTATTATCCGTCCACTTTTCAGGAATTTTATCAATAAATGTTCTCTTACTTGTATCGTACCTATTTAGATATATAACATCTCTACCCACATAACCATACCTTGGGTGCCAATAAGTAACTATTTGTTTTGGTTTAGTAGCCGCTTGTAATCTTTGTAAAGCAAACTCATCTGGACCTTTCATAGTTCCACATATATGTAACTCTCCAGTACCTATGTCTAACTCGTCAATACGATGGAAGTGTCCTATCATAACACTATCGAACTCTTGTTCTAAGTCTCCATCCATAGCATCTTCAATCTCTCTTTGCAAACTCTTTCTAAATTGAAAAACACTTCGTAGTTTAGTTATAGAGTTTAGTATGGCACCACTACTTCCAGCACCTGATATACAATCTCCATGAGTAATAAGTACTACTTTGTCATGTACCTTAAAAGTAGTCATGAAACTTCTAGGAATATGGAACTCTATGTTTTCTTGGTTCTTACAAAAAGAAGCTACCCATTGATATAACATATAATCCCAATCCATATACTTATCTTTCATAGGAGGCTTCCTAGTCATACGACCGTGATTACCAACTACACATGGAACTTTAATCTTTGTATAGTGTGGGGCTAGGTACATCAAAGCTTGTCCAATAATACTAGCTCCTCTAATCATTTGCTCCATACAGTTAGCCATATTAGACCTAGCTAACTCTTCATGTATGTCTCCACTAATCATGTCACCTAACATAGGTATAATTAGTTCGTCTACGGGGGCTATCTGTCTTCTATAAGATGTATGCTTTAGTATTTGGTTAGCCCAACCATACATACGTTTATTAAATATCTCAAAGTTATACTCATTCAAGCCACGCATTTGGTCTTTAAATACATGTTCACCTATATGAGTGTCTGATAAAGGGGTGACCATAATTTGTGCTTGATGCCCAAATGGAGTCTTGTCTGTTTTTTCTATATGTTTTAGAGGAACAGCGGGAAAAGATTTAGTAAACTCTTGTATAGTGTCAACAATAAGTTCTTGTTTAGTGTTTTCTTTTAAAGCCTTTTGGTAAAGTTTTTTGTAAAAGGTTGCTTCACTTTTTTGGGTAGCAACTTTTTTATCTAGCTTAACTCTTTCAGCTAAACTATCCTCTGGATGTAAGACCTGCTCTTCTTGAACTCCCTCTACCTCTTTGTCGTGCCAACGTTGAATTGTTGTTCGATGAGTGTCGGTCCCGTACTCCTCGTTCATCCAATTTGCTATCGCTGTCCACGTAGCTCCTAAAGCTCTTCTTCTTATTATCTCTGATTTTGCCTGCTCTGGAATCATAATTCCTCCTAATCTTTACTACTAAAATCTTACCACAAGTAAGACATTGCAAGTCCTTATCTTCATTTATGTACATATGTCCTTGACACTTAGTACACATTCTATCATATAATTTCATTTAAACAAAGGGGCTATCTTTATCGTCTTCTTCTTCAGCGTCTATCCGACCAGCTTCTTGGTCTCTATAACCTCCAGCAACAGTAGGTCCAGATTCAGTTCCAGAACCATATGATAACTGTACACTAAGTCCTGCGGGAGCAGTTTGGGACGCATCTCCTTTTTCATCAGGTTTTTCACTCTTCACATTTTCAGAATCATCTAAGTTTCTAATTTTAGATTCCATATCTTTTTGTTCTACATCTGCCTGCTTATCAGGTTCCGCATCATACTTTAGTGGATTACGAAGTCCATCTGTTTGTTTAGTTTGGTCATTTATAGATGTAGAAGATGTTTGCTGTCTAAACTTTATATCATCTTTTTGTAGTTCTTCACGAACCCATTTTATTAGCTCGACTGTAGAAGAATTAAATTCCTTTTGCATTTTTCGTTCAGGAGAATGGTCATTTAGAAACAACCCTAACCTCTCAACTCCGGTTCTTTTTTTACCCTTACGTTTTTTCTCCCATCTTTTTTTCCTAGATGACCTTCCACCATAAGTAGGGGTGAACACTCCCGTATCTTGAGATGTGAATACTGTACCAGCACCTCCCCCAAAGGAACCCGAAGTAGCTGCCCCACCACCATTTTCTTTTTGTAATTCTTTTTTCTTAGCCTTTTTGTAAGAATCGTTTTGACCCCTAGGGTTAGTTATCCAAGCTTTATTCATCTTCTATATCCTCTATATCAGTAGGTTTAGTTGCTTTTGGTCCTTCTTGTTTATATCGGCTAAATCTTGTAGGGTCTCCAAAGATTGCTTTTTCAACTGTAGTAACTCCCGTTGCTGAAAGTTGGGCAATGTAATCGACATTGTTCTCTGAAAACCACATCTGAGACAAATCATCTGAGACTTGTTTTATCACAGGAGCTCCAAAACCTTTTTCATTCAACGACTCAATCCATGTCTTAGATAAAGTAAGTTCATTTTTTTCTTCTCTAGCCTCAGCATATTCATCAATATCTCTTTCCTCGTCTGGATGTTTATCCGACCAGTCGGGGGTTACTCCCCCAGTCCGACCTTTAAACTTTCTTTGTGAAGGAGGTACATAAGCTTTTTGCATAGCTTGTATGCCTACAGCATCAGATGGTGCTTGTACCTCACCACCTTCTCCCTCAGCACCTTCTTGACCTTCAGCTGTCTGTAATTGTTGCATAGCTGCCTGTTCTTCAGCTTGTTGCTCGGCTTGTTGTTGTGCCAAAGCTTGTTGCTCTTCTTCCATTTCAATCTGTTTTTTCTGCTGCTCTAATCCCATAAGTTGTTGTTCACCCTGCATCTTCGCAGTTGGTACAGGCTCTCCACTTACAACAAACTCTGCTTCATATAAATCAACATCTTGTTCTTTTAGTTTTACATCAAAACCTAGTTGAGCAAATTGATTTACTATCTGTATTTTTTGTTGAGCAAAACTTAGTCGGGTGTTCTCTGCCTTTTCTTCAGGCTGTGGAAGTTTCAAATCATAATCAGTAATTCCAAAAGCATCTAAAAGTTGAGGAAATATCTTTTCATGAAATAGTCTTTGGTCTCCTTCAACCACACGACTCATAACTACTAGTTGCTGTGTTTGTGTAGACATACCTCCAAAAGCTTCTGGGGCACCCTGCCAAGCTGGAGTAACACCCCACATAGCAGCTACACGTTCTCGTATCTCATCTCGAACAGGTAGGTAATCCATTTCTTGTAAGGTATGGAATAGTCTAACCATGTCTACTCTACCCCGTTGATTTCTAGCAGATACTGCTACCATCGGTATATAGTTAGGGTCCATCCTAGTTTGAGCCGCTATATGCTCTCGTTCTTTTCGTAGGCTTTCTGGGTCATCAGTAGTTACCATTAACATACTTGCAGGCATCTTTCTCTCAAAGAAATACCTGTATAAGTTTTTATCCATACCTACTAACGTCAATGCCTTCTCAAAAATAGTTAGTATTGGTGACCATCCATAAGTTTCTGATGGAGCAAATTTCGATAAGTGAATAATCTCAGCGTCAGTGAAATACATATGCTGACTTCTGTGGTAATACTTATACATAGCTGGGTGTAATGTTACATTACAGGTTTCTCTTTCACACTTACCAGCTGCTTCTTGTACTACTTCTCTATGAATAGGACATATAAAATGAGAGTTCTTAGGTAACCCTGCTTGGTCTAAATCAAATTCTACTAATGCTGGATTTAATCTTCTAATTTCTAAAAGTTTTGACCTAACCTCTCCATCACCAACATCTTTATATTCTTTAGCCATATATAAAAAAGCATCGTCTAACGAATTTACATCAAAGTGAAATTGTCTGAATACCTCTTCCATACTTTGGTCAAACACGTTACAATCTTTTAACCATTTCATTAATCTTTTACGTTGGTCTGTGTCTGGATTTTCTTTGTTAGGTACTATTTCAATACCTCTTCTAAACACTTCACCAGTAATATGATTTAGAGGTCCTCTGATTTCTTCTACAGACAAAGTTATAGTCTGTAAATCTTGAACTAGTTGTTGCCTGTACGCCATTTGATGACGTACCCATGTATTTACCACATGGTCTAACCCTACTGTAGGAGCTGCTCCAGTTTCTCCAGTAGACTTCATAACATCTAACAGACTTATTTGTTTATTCAAGTCTGCCATTGTTTGTTGCATCTGGGGAACTTGCGGTAGATATTCAGATAATTTCATTATTAATCCCTGCTTAGTTTAGTCATATCTTGCATAGATACTAACTTTAGTATGTTATCCATAGCTTTTTCTTTTAGCTGATAATCTTCTGAATGTTCTACGTCTCGTATAACTTCAGACTTTTGCTCTTTCAACTTTAGTATTTCTTCATTTAGTCTTTGAATTTCTTGGTCACGGTCTAAAATCGTAGCCTCAAGTTCAGCTTCACCAGTTCCAAAGTTTGCATTTTCCAAAACCCCCAAACTACCAGCTTCCTTTATTAGGGCAATAAACTGCCCCTCAGATAAAGCCACTACTGCCGGGCTGTCATCAGGAATATCATCATCAGCGTTTAACATCTTTAGGTCTGCGTGCCAAGTATCTAATATTCTCCATGTATGCTTATCATCTTTGATAGCTACATACTGTTGACCGTTCTCATTCATCATGTTTCCTAATACCATAGGTCTCTCCTAAAACTTTTCTATCTTTATATTATACTATATTTTTCGTATTTATCTTCGTTTAGACAATTCTTCACGAAGTTGGTTGTTTTGATGTACATATTTCTCTTGTAAATCTGTATACAAAAGTGTCAGTTTATCAATTTTTTCACTTAATAACTCAATTTGTTCTTTTAGTTCATCCTGACTATCCATTATATTGGATATGCCATTCATTTCTTCTTGATGATTATAGAACTGGTTATCAAAGTTATTTCTTTGTTCCTTGTCCATTATGTCTCCTTATGCAATAAGACAAACACTATACCCACAAGACTTACAAGTTTCGCACCCTGATTCAAACACTACATTGGGTGTATCACAACAATTATGTTGTGGTACTCTATAGTTCTCTTTCTTTGCTATTGCTTCTTCTTCAATATCAAAACCATCTAAAAGTGGTTGTTCAGCTTTTTCTTTATTACCTTTTACTAAAACTTCTTTCTCTCGACTTCCTGCCCTGTAGACAGTTATCCCCTTACATCCTTCCTTCCATGCTAACATATAAGCATTTTCAACATCTTCTTTGGTAGCACTATTAGCGAAATTTATTGTCTTAGATATACCTGAATCTACGGCTTCTTGAAATGCAGATTGCATAAGAACATGGTCTTCAGGAGATATGTCAGGAGCAGTGGCATACACTGCCTTTATCCAATCAGGAACATTTGGTACAGACTCTAACGAACCCCCTTCAGCCAAATAATCCATCAAATCTTCGGAATAAAAACCATATTTCTCAGCATCTGCCTCGAAGTATTTATTTACGTAGTTCAAAGTTTTGCCTTCTAGTATATTTTGTTTTTTCCAAGCTAACGCAAATGTAGGTTCAATCCCACTAGATGTGTCAGCTATCATTGATATTGTTCCTGTAGGAGCAACTGTTAATCTACAATGGTTCCTATAGGCTTCTGTTTCCTTATCGTAGTTACTTTTATCCCATGCAGGAAAAGTACCTCTAACCTTCGCTAACTCTAGTGACTCATCATCTGACCATTCTCTAATCTTAGTCATTAGTTCTGCTCCTATTTCTCTAGCAGTTGAAGAATTATATGGGACATGCATTTGAATTAACAAGTCGGCAAAACCCATAACTCCTAGTCCAATCTTTCTAGTAGACTTAGTCATTTCTTCTATTTCAGGTGTGGCGTATTTATTTGCATCTATAACGTTATCTAAAAAATGAACAGATGTTCGTGTAACCTTCTCTAAATTTTCCCAATTTATTTTTTCTTCCCACCCATGTGTAGGTCCATCAGCTTTTGTATAAAACTTTGCTAAGTTTATAGAGCCTAAGTTACAAGACTCATTACCTAATAGTGGTTGTTCGCCACAAGGATTGGTAGCAATCATTTCCCCATATTGTTCAGTCACATGGTTATCTTTATTTACTT